AATGAAATGGGTGAATTCGAGTTTTTAATGATTGCGCGTAAAGATTCTCTAGGTTATGTTGATTTTATGAGGGGTAAATATCCAATTGATGATTTGATGTATTTGAAAAATATAGTATATGAAATGACCACAAAGGAAAAACAAAATTTACTTGAAAAAAATTTCAAAGAAAATTGGAATGAATTGTGGGGAAAAGATAGTTCTTACATAAATTTAAACGGTGAATATAAACATTCCGAAAATAAATTTAATGAATTTAAAAAGGGGGTTGTTATGGAAGGTAAAACAATTACCCTACATGATTTAATAAATGAGAGTAAGGGCGATTGGGTCAACCCGGAGTGGGGATTTCCGAAAGGTCGTCGTGAAACAAAAGAATCCGATTTAGATTGCGCTATGAGAGAATTCACTGAGGAAACTGGCATTTATGTAAATCGTAAAAATATAATATACAATTTAATGCCATATGAGGAGGTATTTATAGGTTCAAATTTCAAATGTTATAAACATAGTTATTTCTTACTTTATATTGATAATAATGTCCCCCTCAATAATTATCAAAAATCGGAAGTAAGTGATTTGAAATGGTTTACTTTAAAAGATTGTATTAAAAATATCAGGAATTACGATGTTGATAAAATTAGAATGATTATAAAAATAAATACGGCGCTTAGTAAATTAATATGTGAATAGAGCACTTTAACGCCTTAACTATGTTTAACGCCTTAACGATTTTCAACACTTTAATAAATTATTAATTTAACGAAAAAATATCCCGTTATATTAATGAGTAAAACAAGGAAAAAAAATGTTAGGGGAAAGAAACATAAAGGTAAGAATAAACAACAAAAACCAAAACAACCCAAACAAAAATCAAAAATTAAATTTAAAATGACTGACCCTACTGGCGGGGCAAAATCTTGGATGACTACTTTACCTATTAAAACGAGCATTATGACAAAGAAAGTTGAATCCACTTTAGATTCGAAACAAAACTCTCTGAAATTAGAAAAAAAAAATAAACAAAGACAGAGAATCATTGCAATTTTTAAACATGTTAAGAATAAAACAAAATTTATAGATAAAATTAAAGGTGGAAATGCTTTGGAAATCATTCATTTTATTGAACTTTGTATCTATTTAAAAGAATATGCTAAGGGAGGTGAATGGTTTGAGGGATATGGAAATGATGAAACTACTATTTGTTATGAATTTGGTGCGAATGAGTCCGAATATAAAGAAATGTATACCAATTGGTTGGCATTGATAGACAATTTAAAAACTATTTCCGAAGCAGAATTTCTGGAATTAGCTTCTTTAGTATTTGAAAAATACCCCGAAGACGGTGATATATATGCGAAAATAATTGAAAAATTTACCCCAATTTATAAAGGAAGTTCTGACGATATAAAAGGTATCTTGCGAAATGTGATTATTCCGAATATAAATCTTATTTTTACTGGGAAATGTGTAAAAATAGACGAAGGGGATATAAATAATAAGAAAAGATTGGGGGAAACATTGAAAACGATTTGGAAAGACAAAGATGTTGAAATGGATACCCGAATTGATGCCCAAATTGATGGAACACTAGAAACTAAGGTTGCAGATGAGGACATAATAAAATCAGAAGTAGCAGATGAAGTAGCAAAAACAGTAGCAGCAGATGAAGTAGCAGCAGAAGTACCAGTAGAAACCAAGGAAGAAGTACCAGAAGAAACCAAGGAAGAAGTAGCAGATGAAGTACCAGTAGCAGATGAAGCCAAGGAAGAAGTACAAGAAGAAGAACCAGAAGAACCAGAAGAACCAGAAGAACCAGAAGAAGAAGTAGTAGCAGATGAAGCCAAGGAAGAAAAATACGACACCAACTATAATAATTTCATGAGTAGTATGAACAATGAAGAAAAATTAGTATTGTTGGAAGAAATGATTAAAGGTGTTAAATCACTTTATAGTGCTAATAGTCATAGTAAAGAAATAAATAGCATATTTATACCCGTGGTTGAAAAAATTTTGTCTGAAAAACCTCAATTACCGTTAAATAATGAAAGATTCCGAAAATATAATTCGAAACATCCAAAAAAAAGTAAAAAATTACTAGATTATTATCTCAAAGAGTTCATTATTTTATGGGGCATTAAGTCTTTCTTTAATAAAGGAAAACCAATGAAATACCATCGTTCTAAGTATGCATTCTATTTTGACACCATAAGCGCTTTAATTTATAATAAAGAAAAATATTTGAGTCCAACAAACAACGGTTTCTATAAAAATCAAATTGTGTCATTATTAAAAGACAACGGTATTAAAAACATTACCCAAAAAAGAAAAATTCTTAAATATTTGAAAGAACTTAAGACTCATGAAAAATTCGAAGGACAATTGTATGATCACGCTCGGTTAAAAGAAATGGACTTCGATATTTATAAAGAAGAAAAATCACCTGTAATAGTAAATCCTACTCTATTATCGAATACCAAATCTGCTGATATAACTGATTCTCTACTTTCACTCGATTATAATGACTTAGGTATCATTTCAAACACGATTCAAAGCGGAAAGAAAGATGTGAATGATATCGACATAAAAGAAGATATGGGGCAATACAAAAAGACACAAAAGGAGAGTATGAAAATTATGACACGAGAAGAAATAAATAAACTCATTGATACAAATGAAGAAAGTGCCAAATCAACGTTCAAATTTTTATACCCTCGATTAGGCGAAGAAGATTTTAATGAGCGTATTATCATGAAAAAAGAATTCAAGGATACTCATGAGAAACCCAAAAAGATAACATCTGAAAATGTGGAGAAATTAATTGAACGGAATTGCAAACGTAAAAGCGGTAACTTCGAGTTAGACCCACATCAAAAATTCGTTCGTAATTTCTTGCACCCCGATACACCATACAATTCTCTACTTCTTTTCCATGATTTGGGTACCGGGAAAACTTGTTCTTCCATCTTAGTTGCCGAATATATGCGTGAATATTATGACCAAAGTAGTTCCGACAAGAAAATCTATATTATTGCTTCTCCCGCCGTACAAAAAAATTTCGAAATGCAACTATTTGATAAAAACAAACTAGTAAATGTCGGGGGCGTATGGGAAATGAACAGTTGTGTGGGCGATAAATTAATGCGTGAGATTAACCCAACCAGGTCCAAAGATTTCACCAAAAAACAAATTATTAACGCTATGAATGCGATTAAGAAAAAATCATACCGATTCATGGGTTATACTCAAATGGCGAACCGTATTAAAAAGACCAAGAATTTAAGACGTAAATTCTCTGATTCGCTTTTTATTATTGATGAAGTACAACATATGACAAGTGATGCGGTAAATATTCCTCAACCAGCTAATATTCCTCAGGGAGAAGGCGGAGATTCCGACAATGAAGATAATTTTGTGGACTTAAATGCTGATAAAAAGGACAATGGTGTCAAGGATGCCTTTATGAAATTAATTAAAAAATGTAAAAATTTAAAACTTCTCATGTTGTCAGCCACGCCAATTTTTGATCAACCCGGGGAAATTGTATGGCTTTTAAATGCGATGAATTTGAATGATGGACGCGATATGATTAAAAGAAGCGATATACTTGAGCCCGATGGTACACTCAAACAGAATGGTGGGCGAGAAAATCTCGTGAATTTTTCTCGAGGTTATATCTCTTATATGCGGGGGAAAGACCCGTTGAAATTTCCCTTTTGTATATGGCCCACCGATAGTATGAATCCCGATGGATTAAAAAATATAATGAATTTACCCGCTGATGACCCTCGACATTTTGATTATCCTAAAAAAAAAATAAACGGTGCCGCCATTGAAAACGGTTCCAAAATACAATTCACTGATTTAGTTGTACATTCATTGGACCAGTATCAATTGTTAGTGTATAATATCATTAAGAATCATTTATTGCGTAAAAATAAAAAAAATGAAATTGGTCTTCCCTTCCAATTGCTCAACACGCTAAATCAGACACTTAACATTGCTTATCCGCATGAAAATGTAAATGATATACTAGAATTGGAAGACCGAGAAGCCATTGATGAAAAAATTAGCAATACTCGCGATATTACCGAGTTGATTGGCGAAGGCGGTCTAAAAAAAGTCATGGATTATGATAGCAAAACAAACCGATATTCATATATACCTAAATTTATGGTCACAAAGGGTGAAAATAAATATGGTTGTTTTCATCCCAAGGTATTGTCGAGATATAGTAAAAAAATATCTAAAATTTGCGATTCTATTGACAAATCGGAAGGAATTGTATTGGTTTATTCGCAGTATATTTATTCGGGCTGTGTTCCTTTGGCACTGGCGCTGGAAGAAAGAGGGTTTGGACGCTTTGAAACACGTAATACCAGGGTTGCCCAGAAGAACCGTAATTTACTGAAAGCTAAAAATAAAATTGACCGAAGTAAAGGAAGTTATATTATGATAACGGGCGATAATAAATTGACACGTAACCTGGAAGAGGAAATCAATGCGGCAACAAATCAAGAAAATAAAGATGGAAAACACATAAAAGTGATTATCGTGTCTCGTGCCGGTTCCGAAGGGCTCGATTTCAAAAATGTACGAGAATTACATATTATGGAACCTTGGTATAATTTGAATCGCATAGAGCAAATCATTGGACGGGGAATACGTAAGTTGAGTCACTGTCAACTTCCATTTGAAAAGCGTAATTGTTCGGTATTTTTATATGGTACGATAAATAATGTGTCAAGCGAAAATCCGAATTTGGATTCGGATTCGAAATCGACAAGTTCGCAACCAAAAAATACAAAACAATTGTTAGTAAAAGAACGTTTTCGCGACATTTATGATTCGACGGACGAAGAAATGGCCGACATGTATGTTTATCGTCATTTTGCCGAGAGTAAAGCGAAGAAAATCGGTGCAATTACAAGAATCTTGAAAGAAAACGCTGTGGATTGTCATTTTAATAAACGAGTTATCGTAAAAGACATTGTTAAACCCATAAAATTGTCAAATGGTGACAAAATAGAATATAATATGAAAGATAGCGATGGTAGTATGATGTGTGATTATATGAATTGTAATTATAAATGCAATGTTGACAGAGAGGTAATAAATATTGACGACGAAATCATAAGTTTGGGTACATACAATGAGAATTTTTTGATGCTTAACGTGGGGAAAATAAAGAATAAAATCAAAAAAATATTCAAGCAACACAATATTGTGGAAAAGGAGAATTTAATGAAAATGATTGGTGAATACCCTGAGATGCAAGTTAATTTGGCATTGAGCGAATTATTAAACGGTGAAAATATATTGGGGAAATATAAACGTTCGGGTACATTGAAAAATGTAGATAGTTATTATATTTTCTTACCCGATGACAAACAAAATATTAATTTATCTCGTGATGAATTGGAACGAGACACAATGGTACCCATTGAAAAAATTGATTTCATGAATATTCCCGACGAAGCAGGGAGATATAAGATTGATAAAATGAAAGATCCTGAAATAATTGAAAGGAGATTGGGGAAACTCTTTGCGCTATTAAATAACAAAGGTATGAAATACACGCCTGAAATTATTCGGGAACATAAGGAAACGATACATTTGAAATTCACGATAGATTATTTAATCGGTGAAAAGATTGAAATGGAAAAAAGAGATTTGGAAACCCTAAAAGATTCGACTAGTAGTTCTGGGGTGTCATCTCGCAAAGAAAGTAAATTTCTGAGACAGAAATTAATAACATATTCTCTGTTGAATCACATGGATTTATTTAGTTTTGAAGATAAAGAATTGTTGATTGGGAGATTGGATATAAACAATTTGAGGAAATATTCGAAATTATCCGAGAAAAGATTCATAAGATATGACGATTCTGAAAAATATGTGAATGAAAATAAAATAATTGAGGATATTTGGGAGACGAAAAATGCTGACAATATATTGCAAAATATAATAGATTTTTACTTTTCGTTCTTTTTCATTAGCAAAGAAATAACAGATGAAAGTGATAAAAAGGATAATAATGGGACCTGGGATGCACTGAATTTAGTCAATTTCACTAGAATGCGTAAACCCAACCAGTTGTACTTTTATCAAGAAGATAAGGAAGATAAGGAAGGAGGTAAACACGGAAAATGGTTTGATATGATGGATATGTATGAATCTCAGGGAGAAAGTGACGAAACGTTGGAAATCCGCGGTCAAATAAAATTAAACGAGCGCAGAATTGATATTGCCTGGAGAAAGACATTGAATCGTATGCCAAATATGAAAGAAAGTGGATTGATGGGATTCATAGGTAAAGATAAGGAAACACGTAAAGAGATTAGAGAACAAATGGTATTTAAGTACTTATTGTTTGAAAGTAAACGAAAGAATTTGAAAGGGCGTTCAATACAACTATTATCTGATCGAGATTTAACTTCGCGAATTATAAATATTAATGAAAAATATGAAGGAAATGAGAATTTTTTCACAAATGTGACATTCTTATCTATTACTCAATTTTTGAGTGAAAAGGTGGGTAAAATCGACAAAAGAATTAAACTTGATGTTTTTAGAAAGTGCATTGAATTATTATTGGTATATTTAGAACATAATTCGCCCAAAATATGGTTTTTCAATTCTCTCAAATATCATTTAACACAGATTGTTGGCTCTAAAATGAGATAAATATTTTGTCGAAATAAATCGAAAATAAAAACAAGATAAACTAATATAAATAAAACAAGAACACAAAAAATAATTAAACAAAATAAAAAATCAAATAAAAAAGAATAAGAAGACTATATAATGAGTACTTCAAAAGCATCTACTACTCAACGAGTTTTGGGAAGACGAACTAACATCTATACACCGAATCAATTTAGTTATTCGCTGAATTTACCCTTCAATGAAGTAGGGAGCGATATTCAAAGCGTTTTGACTAAGAAAATCAGTGCCCAAATGGAGGGTAAATGTATCAAAGAAGGATTTATCAAAACTAATTCTGTACGTGTAATAACTTATTCGGGTGGGGTTATTGAAGGAAATAATGTAAAATTCAATATTATGTTGGAATGCGAGGTATGTAACCCTACCGAAGACATGATTATTAAAAATTGTATAGTGAAGAATATATCAAGGTGGCA